GTAACGGTTGATCAGATTCGTGTTGTAAGCGCGGCTACCGCGGCTACTGGAACTACCCTTGCCCGCCTTGGTTTATATACCTTTGACGGTACCACCGCTACATTAGTAGCAAGAACCGCCTCTGACACCAGTTTATTTGCAAGCACCAACACTGCTTATGTTCGCAACTTTGATACCACTGGTGGATATCCAGCAACCTATAACCTATTAGCGGGTCAACGCTACGCCCTAGGTGTTATCTGGGTAGGAAGCTCACCAGCTAACTTGTATACAGCGTTTGATCTAATCCCATCTGCAATGGGAGCGCTCTCTCCAAGAATGACAGGTTTGGTATCTGCTCAAGCCGATCTTCCAACTACCGCTTCATCCTTTACATCAAGTATCGTTGGAGTGTGGGGGAGGTTCGAATAATGCCACGTAGAAGTTTAGGTATTGATCCAGAAACTGGTGCTGAGAAGTTTGAAGTAACAGATGACTCTGGCGCAGTAATCGGATACGACTTAGTATTTTCTGAGTAATGAAGGTAGCGATTTATACAATCGCCCTTAACGAAGAACAATTCGTAGAACGCTGGTTTAGATCCGGCGAAGGCGCCGATTACTTCATGATCATGGACACAGGGTCAACTGACCGTACTGTGGAGAAAGCTTTAGAACTTGGGATCAATGTTCACCAAGTAACCATTAAGCCGTGGCGTTTTGATGACGCCCGCAATGCTGCGCTCTTCATGCTTCCTACAGATATTGATTACTGCATCGCTCTTGATATGGACGAGGTTCTACAACCCGGCTGGCGTGAAGAACTTGAGCGAGCGCACGAGCAGGGGATTACTAGACCCCTCTACAGATTTATAACATCATGGCTTCCAGACGGAAGTCCTGGCACAGAGTTTGACGGCTTTAGAATCCACACTCGATTTGGATATCGCTGGCGTTTTCCGATCCATGAAATACCTAGCCCCTACGGTATTGAGGAAAAGCGTCTTAAGATGAACTTTGAAATACATCATCGCCCTGACAATAATAAGTCAAGAGGACAGTATTTACCTCTACTTGAAATGGCAGTTAAAGAAGATCCGCATAGTGAGCGGGCATCTTTTTACTTTGCAAGAGAACTTTATTTTCATGGCAGGTTTGAACAGTCAGCAAAAGAGTTTAAACGCTATTTAACTATGGCTTGGTGGTCACCTGAAAAAGCATCAGCTATGAATTACCTTGCTCGTGTAGAACCAGAGAACGCATCTTACTGGTGCGAAAAGTCTATTGCTGAATACTCTGGTAGCAGAGAGCCGATGGTTCTATTGGCGCGGCACTACTATGACAAAGACTGGAGCCTGTGCCTTGACTGGGCGCAGAACGCCCTTCTTATAAAAGAAAAAAGACTTGATTACATCGTTGAAGACTTTGCTTGGGGGCATGAGGTTTATGACTTAGCGGCGCTTGCTGCTTATAACTTAGGGCTTACAGAATTGGCTATTGAATACGGGCAGAAGGCGGTGGAGCTCAACCCCACAGACGAGCGGTTAAGCCGTAACCTAGTATTCTACAAAGCCAAGGAGAGCTAATGCCACAAAGATCCTTTGAGCCGGGTGGTCGGTTCTCTACTGACTGGGAACTTGACGAAGTAGGCGTAGGCATCACCGTAGACGCAACTAATCCTTTTGGTACCTCTGCGGAGTGGTGGATCTACAACGATGTTTCCTCAACTAAAGATCCTATCTATGATGTTGAGCCTATCGGCAATGGTCGTGTATGGAACGGCCCTTACGAGCTATTAGTTATTAGCGCATCTATCACCCACGGTGTTAACCAGACCAACCAACGAGGCTTCTACTCATCCGACTCCCTCAAGTTAACTATAAACATTGACGACCTACAGGAAGTTAGCCCTGAGCTTTTCTTTGATGAACGCGGCTTTATCCGACCACAGATTAACTTTGCTAACAAGTATCGAGTGGCTTGGCAGGGTCAGTTGTATCGTCCGATCCAAACACAGACCCAAGGTTATGTCACTGACCGCGGTACAATTATTGTTCTCAAGTGTGCTCAGCTCATGCCTGAAGAGTTGGTCAACGACGCTCAGTTTGCAACTTACGCTCAGTCCTAGGAGGAACCATGGCGCAGGATAAAGTACAGAAAGTAATGAAGGAGTTCAAGAATAAAACCTTGAAGTCTGGCAAGAAAGGTCCTGGCAAAGGTCCTGTAGTCAAATCAAAGAAGCAAGCTGTGGCTATTGCCATGAGCGAAGCTGGAATGTCTAAGAAAAAGAAGAAATAACTATGCCTAAGAGAATCGGTCAAACCGCGGGAAAGGACCCAAAGAAGTCTGTAAATGTTGCCTTGACTGGTAGCAAATACAAAACTGGCGGCGCTAAATCCCGAAAGAAAGCTGGCGGAATTATCCGCAAACCTAAAGCCACTATCCGCTATAGAAAGAGTTCGTAATGGCAAAGACCTTGAAAGTTGCTGGGGTTAAACACACCGTCAAGAAAAACAAAAAGGGCGATGTTGTTGTAGACCACGAAGCCAAGGCAAAGGCTGGCAAGTGGGATAAGATTAACCTCACTAAAAAAGGTGGATCTAAAACAGTCAAAGAAGGCGTCAAAGCCGTCAAGGACTGGCACAAAAAGAATCCGCATAAGAAGGAGAAATAATGGCAAAGCAAGGTCCATGCTGGGACGGCTATGTCCAAGTTGGTTTTAAAATGAAAAATGGCAAGAAGGTTCCTAACTGTGTCCCAGAAGGATCCGGCAAGAACAAAGTCGCAAAACCCAAGAAACAGAAAGCAGGTAAGAAGTAATGTGCGCTACATGTGGTTGCATGGGTAACAAGAAGAAAGCCCCAGCTAAGAAGGCAGCAGCAAAGGGATTATCTTCTAAGCAAAAGAAACTTGATACAAACAAGAACGGCAAGTTAGAAGGATCAGACTTCGCTGCTCTTCGTGCAAAGAAGAAGAAGTAATGTGCGCGACCTGCGGTTGTGGCCGTCCCAAGGACAAGCACGGGATGAAGACCCTCAAAGCGGCGAACAAGAAGTTTGCTGCAAAGAAGGGTGCGCCTGTAAAAGACAAGAAGAAGGGTAAAAAATAATGGGCTGCAAGAAAGATAACTGCAAGTGCTCCTGCAAAGTTTGTAAGGGAAAGCACTGATGTCCAAGACCCCTAGCTTCATGAAGGGCAAATACACAAAGTCTAAAGACGAAAAGATGGATGCCCGTCTTATGAAAAAGGCTGGCATCAAAGACAAGGACGATAAGGCTATGTTCGAAAAACTGGACAAAGCCCACGGCAAAAAGAAGAAGCCAAAAACCATAGCTGAGGATCGCAAGAAGGACGATGCGATTATCAAGAAGGTCAAGGCAAAAGAAAAGGCTGAAGAAAAAGCCGAAAAGAAGAAAGAAAAGAAGTAAGGCTAAGCCCCCGAAAGGGGGCTTTTGCCTTTATACTATTTTTGATTCCATGCGGGAATCAAAGTTCTACCCCTGCGCTGTACACGTGCCCTACTCCACAAGGAGACTGCGATGTTTGGTTTACCGAACCAACCAAAAGTAGATAAGCCTGATCAAGTTCTGTTTGCTAGAGAGATAGCAAAGAACCTTCCTGACAAGGACGACAGCACAAAACTTTTCTACGGCGCATTAGGGGCATATGTAGTAGGGAAGGCTTTGAAGCGTGATCGCAGAAACAAATGAAGTAGACGCGACTGTCTCTGACGCTGCCTTCTACCTAATCCCCGTATTGACTGACGAGCTTCAGTCCCTAGCCCTAGCCTCTAACTGGCCGGCTCGAGTAATTAAACAACTGACGGTTTCCTTTGATGGCGCTTCCCTTTACATTGACTACCCAGAAGAGGTAGCTCAAATAGTCCAGGATCTGGAGTACGGAAAAACTGGGCAGGTACCTAACTCGGTATTGAGATCTTTCATCTACAAGATCCAGCCGTTGATTAAAGAGTTTTATAAAGATCATGTTGCGTCCAACCTCTTTAACCTAGAGGAGATATATGCCTAATCCATTTGTTATTGCTGAAGACCTAGCCTTGAAAACCTACCTAGCTGGTATGACGGTCTCTGATGAAAAGAATATGGGAAGACCTGTTCAAGTGTGGTTTGGATACCCAGATGTAGAAATACGCGACCAAAAGTTTCCTTTTGTCACCATTGATCTTTTAGACATCGTTCCTGCAAATGATCGACAAATCCAAGGTCGCCTTTCTGACGCAGACTATCAAGGAACAATCGCGGCAAGTGGATCGCTGATTTACACCTATGATGTCCCAGTGGCATATGACATTGTGTATCAAGTTACTTCACACTCGCGCCATCCACGCCACGATAGAGCTTTATTAATTCAACTACTACAAAAGTTTCCATCAAAGTACGGCAAGCTAGCTGTGCCAAATCAGTTAGGTACTGAGACGGCATACCGAAGTATGTTCCTTGATGGATATACAAAACTAGACGGAGTTGAGGAGGATACTGGCGGAGCCCGTCGTATTCTTCGCAACGCATTAACAGTCAGAGTGATAAGTGAGATGTCACCTTATGTGGCAGTCACCGCAACTCCAATTGTTGATGAAGTCTTTCTGGATAAGACGACTCCCCCTACTGGATACGAGATGGTCTAATACATGGATACTCTGTTTAAAACTAAGGAGATAAACTAATGGCATTTCAACGCCCTGGGGTTTATGTACAAGAAGTACTAAATCCCGTTCAATCAACAGTAGGGCCTAACTCCGATTCAGTTGGTGCTTTCATCGGCGCTAACGATCGTGGACCTACTGCACCAACGCTGGTTACCTCGTGGAGCCAGTACACAAATCTGTTTGGAACATGGAATACCGTCGCAAGCAACGACTTGCCTCTCGGTGTTTATATGTTCTTTGCAAACGGAGGAAGCCGCGCTTATGTTGAGCGCGTCGTAGGAGCTGGAGCCGCAAGCGCTGTCCGTACTTTCAATGATCGTGCAGGAACACCTTTGGCAACACTTCGTCTAAATGCTGCAAATCAAGGTACATGGGGTAACAACCTCAATGTCAGTATTTCTGACTCTTTAACAACAGGTAAGTTTGATCTTACTGTTTACTATGGCGGAAACACAGACGCAGAAATTGTTGAAAAATTTACTGATCTCAGTATGACTTCAACTGATACTCGTTACGCAATCTCAGTAATTAATGGGGCTTCAACCTATGTAATTGCTTCTGATTTAGGTTCAGCTACAACTGGAGCAAACAAAAATCCATCTGTTGTGACTAACCAAGCACTCAGCACCGGAGCTAATGGTTCTGCTGTAAGCACTATTACTGATTATTCTGGTTTTGATGTAATTAAGCAATCTTTGATTCTTAATGTACCTGGCGCAACTAGCGCAACAACTATTAACGCGGCTATCTCATATGCTGAAGGAAGAGATGATGTATTTGTAGTGGTTGACTCAACTAGCACAGATGCCGCTACTGCTTTGAGCCTTGCTGCTACCTATACCCCTAGCTCTTATGCGGCGGTTTATTACCCACCTCTTGTTATTTCTGACCCAACCGTTGGAGTTGGCGGAGCATCAGGTCAAGTAAAAACTGTAGGTGCGGGAGCAGCTTTGGTGGGTATTTACTCAACAACCGATG